GGACAGCGCCCTCGTCGGCACGTACCGGGGAGGCCCCGCGTGACCTTCCAGCACCCGCCCACGCCCCCGGCCATCCCCAACGACGCGGAGCTGGAGCTCCCCGTCCGCCGTATCGAACAGACGGCCTACGCCTACTACCCGGACGTCCCCGGCGCCCGCCTCCTCGCTGAGGCCGGGGTCCTGACGGAGCTCGTGGGAGGCCTCCGGGAACGCTACGGCCCGGCCATTGCGGAGGAGGCCCGGGCCCGCCACAGCTTCGTCCACCGCCCCCCGGCATGGCCCGGAGACTCCGCCCGTGTGTGGGTCACGGTGGTCTTTTACCAACTGGACACCGCCCAGTAGGCACCCAGTCTTACGCCCGCTAGTTGCTTTTTGGTGTAGGAGTGACCGATACTAAACGGGTAGCTTCGCCCCTCGTGGCGGAGATACGGACCGGGCGCACAGCGGGGAGTACACCCGCCGGGGCGGCCACAGGGTTCGAGCCCCTGCCCGGTCTCGGAGGCCGGGCGCTGTCACGTCGCCCGGCCACCAACAAGGCGCGAGAGTCCCGGCCGTCAGGCTAAGCCGGGGGCCGCTGGTCAGCTCCAGAGGTCAGCCCGGAAACGGGCAGAGGTTCGAATCCTCCAACGCCACGCAAGACTCTCCTGTCTGCACACAACTGAATAGCTCTCAAGCAACCAGCAAGGCCCCGGGTCCATCCACAGACCGCCCGGGGCCTTTGTTGTGCCCGCCCCTATCCCCAAGGAGCCCCATGAACCGCCGCGCCATAGCCCGCGCCCTGTTCCTCCGCATCCTCCTCCCCGGCGCCGCCGGAGCCGCCGCGGGCGTCTACCTGACCGTCCCCCAAGCCATCGTGGCCGCCGCCTGCCTCCTCGGCCTCTGGACGTGCTGGAGGTGTGCCCGCCCATGACACCCACGGAATGGGGCCTCCTCGCCGGAGCCCTCGCACTCGCCGCCCTTATGGCCATTTCCCGCCGCCCGCCGTCCCCTCCCGCCGTCCCCGCATAGGAGCCCCGCATGACCACCGTTGCCGATCTTGGCGCCATCTCCGTCGTCCCCATTGACTCCATCCGCCCCGCGCCGGACAACCCCCGGAAAATCAGCGACAAGGCCGTGGAGGTGGTGGCCCTGTCCCTGAAAGAGTTCGGCTGGCAACAGCCCATCGTCGTGGACGTGGACGGCGTCATCATCGCCGGACACACCCGCCTCCGCGCCGCCCAGTCCCTCGGCCTCTCCCGCGTCCCCGTGACCGTCGCGGACCGGCTGGACGGCCAGCAAGTGAAGGCCTACCGCATCGGTGACAACCGCTCCGGAGACTTCACCTCGTGGGACTTCCCGGAGCTCACCAAGCAACTCGAGGAGCTGGCGGAGGACTTCTCAGACGTCCTCGTCCTCGCGGACTGGCAAGCCATTGTTACGGAGTTCAACGACCTTGCGGAGAACGCGGAGGAGCTGGAGCTGGAGAACACCGTGGCGGACTACACCAGTGAGGACTACAAGCTCACCGTGGTCTGTGACAGCGAGGAGAACGCCCGGCTCATCGCCGTGACCCTCATGGACCTCGTCGGCGTGGTGGACGTCCGTGACGCCCGCGCCTAACGTCTACGCCACCAGCGCGGAGGCCCGGGCCGGGCTCATGGTCGCCATCATCACCGGAGGCCGCCCCAAGCTCAAGGAACGCCCAACGGCCCAGTACGTGGACGCCCTCAAGGCCGCCGGATTCGGTGACGTCGTGTGGGTCGTCTCAGACCGGGACGCCCCGGCCTATGAGCGGGACGGGTGTGAGCTCGTCGTCTACCCGCATGAGTGGGCCTACCAGTACGCCCGGGACCACTGGATGAGGGTGGAGCCGCCGGACCCGGCCGGGTTCTTTGGGGCGTTCCCCGGCCGTGAGTGGGCGTGCATGGAAGCTGAGGGCCGCGGTTACTGGGGCGTCCTCCAGTTGGATGACAACATTGAGACGTTGCGCTACCTCCGCGGGACGGGCGCGTCCATTCGCTTCGTCAAGGAACACGGCGGCGTGGCCCTATTCGCTGACCTCCTCGCCGGTGTCGCCCTGTCCACCAACGCCGCCCTGACCGGCGCCCAGCTCGCCTCCGTCATCCCGTCCCGGTCAGAGCTCAAGACCATCGTCCGCCCCGGGTTCCCCTACTCCTGCTTTATCGAGAAGGTGGGGCCCGGCCGGGAGGAGTGGTACGGCCCGTACGAGGATGACATTACGCACGCCTTCCAGTACGGGGACCGCGCGGACGGCGTCACGGCGGCCGTCATGCCGGTCCTCCAGTACGCCAAGGAGTCCAAGTCCAAGACGGGGATGAGGGCGAAGTACGACAGCACGCGCTCCGTCCAGCTCCAACGGATGATCCCGGAGGGCGCGAACATTGGTATCCGCCGGACCCGGTCCAACGGGAACGGGGAGGCCCGGGTCTTTCACACCATGGCCCCGGGCGCTATCCGGAACCCCGTGACCGTGTCAGACCCCGCCCAGTTCGCCCGCGTCAAGGCCCGCATGGAGGACTTGGGCCGGGAGTGGTTCGAACTGGAAAAGGCCGGGAACCGGGCCAAGGTCCGGCGGCGTCTGGCGTCCACCCTCAAGAAGGCCGCCCAGTGACGCCCGGGGCCGCCCCGGCGCCGTCTCCGGCCACGCTGGCGGCCCGGGAACTCCTCCGCGCCCTCGGCATGGGCGGGGAGGCCGCCCAGATCGCCGTCACCATCCATGGACCCACCGGGCCCGTCACGGTCCATCTGAGCGCCTAACGCAGAGCGCCCCGCCCTCCGGGTAGGAGGACGGGGCGCTAGACGATTCTGGGCATGGTTCTAGGGCGGGGGCTTGGGTTTCTTCCGCCGCGGGCCTGCCCCGTACCCGGGGCGGCGCTTCTCCCACGCGGCAATAGTCGACTCGTACCACGCCGGGGAGAGACCGATAGTGAGGTCAGGCTCCGGCATATCACCCGGGCGCGGCTCCCCCGCGAGCCGGTGGGCCCGGGCCTTGGCAAGGTACGTCCGGACGGCGCGAATCTCCACGCCAATCCGGGCGGAGACCTCCGCGTATCCGAGCAATTTAGGTTTAGACATAACACCACGGTATCCCACGGGGGGCTCCTCTCAAAGACGGGAGGGGCGGCGCCCGTGTGGACGCCGCCCCGGCTGGCTGGCTGGTCAGGACTTGACGGCGTCAAGGATGACGCGGCCCGGGAGGCGGTCATCATCGTCCGTCTCAAGCCATGCGTCCAGCGCGGCGGAGGCCTCCGGGTAGGCGGCCTCAGCCACCCCGCGGAGGGCGCGGCGGGCGTCACACTCCGCGCCGGTCAGGGTGGCCCCGGCCTCCTCCTTGGCGGTCAGCGCTTCGAGGGCTTCAAGGGTGGTGAGTTCAGTCATTGTGGGCTCCTTGGGTGGAAGGGGCGGCCCCCGTGGGGGCCGCCGCGGGTGGTTGGTTAGGTGGCGGGCTGGGACTTGAGGAAACCGATGATGACACGGCCCATGGAGAGCTCCGTCTCCTCGTCCATGCCCCACGCCTCAAGGGCGGCTTCCATCTCCGGGTGGCGGGCTTCCAGCACCCGGCAGAGGCCGCCGCGGACCATGAGCTCGTCCTTCGTGAGCGGGGTGCCCTGCTCCTCCTTGACGGTCAGGAGCTCAAGGGCGCCGAGGGTGGTGTCCGTGGGCATGGAGTTGAGCTTGGCTTCGAACTTCTGGCGGGCGGTCTGTGCGGTCATTGCGGGCTCCTTGGTTGGTGGTTGAGCTTACCTAAGAACTGTAACACGGTTAGACCAAGAATGTCTAATTGGGAAGGGCGGGGACCGGACGGCCCCCGCCCGGGGCGGTTACTTGACGGCGGCCTTGCTGGGGCGCTTGGCGAAGGCGAAGGACTTGTCATCCGCGGACGGCTCCAGCGTGGCCGTAAAAGTGATCTGGCGGCCGACGAGGAAGTCAGACCAGCCCACATACTCCTCATCCGCGGAGGAGTCCCGCGCGGCCTGCTCCTCCATGGCCGCGTCGATGAGCTTGGACGGGACCGTGGACCAGACCCGCCAGCCCTCCGGGCCTTCCACGATCATCTTCCACGCGCCGCCGAAGTCGTTCTCTTTGTACGTCACGGACTTGATAGTGCCGGTGACTTCCACCTTCCCGGACGGGGCCGGGGGGAGGGCGGCCTTGGCCTTGGCCTCCTCGACCTTTTTGGCGGCCCACTCAGCCCGGCGGGTGACGGCCTTGGCGGCGGCGGCGACCTGCTTCTCCGTCAGCTCCTTGTCAAAGGCCTTGGACCAAAGGTCCATGAGGAAGTTGTCCTCGGAGATGAGCTCCCACCAGACGGAGAGCTCCGGGTACTGGGCCTCGGCGGCGGCCATCTGCTCGTTGTGGAACTTCTGGCGGCGCTCGGTCCGGCGCTGGTCCGCGTTGTCCCGCTTGACGAACTTCTGGAGCTTGACGCGCTCCTCACCGGCGGTGGAGGTGTGGTGGCCGTGGCCGTAGCACTCGAAGCACCGGCCGCCGTCAATGTGCTCGAAGCCCACGAACTTCCCGGAACCGCCACAGCGGGTGCATTCCAGTTCCACGGTGGCGTCATCCGCGAGGCCCGGGAAGGGGTCGACGTAGACGAGGGGGGTGAATCCGGTGGCGATTTGGTTGCTCATGGGGGGCTCCTTGGTTGGTCTGCCTGACTACTTGGAACAACTGTAACACGCCTAGACCTAATTCTGTAAAGACCTCCCCCACAACATTCTCAGGAGACCCCCCATGACCCGCTTCAACAACACGGACGAGGCCTCCCTTGAGGGCACGGAGAAGGCCCTCATGGCATGGGAAGCCCGCAAGCGCGGCGCCACCCTTGACCAAGCCGCCAAGATCGCCGGATACGCCAACCGGGGCGCCGCCCACAACGCCATAACCAGCCTCAAGCGCTCCTACCAAGTGGAAGCCTCCGCGGAGATGGTGAAGCTGGAGGAGGACCGCCTCGACTACTACCTGTTCCAACTGGACGCCGCCATCCGCAAGGGAGACGTCAAGGCCATCCTCGCCGCCGTGAAGATTCAGGAACGCCGGTCCAAGCTCCTCGGGCTGGACGACTTTGAGAGGCGCATGGCGGAGCTCAACGAACGGAAGATCGCCATCGAGGAACGGGACGTCCGCGCCGTCGCCCTCGCCATGGCCAACGTGCTCCGCAAGCTGGAGTTGGACCCGGACCAGATGGCCACCGCCCGCGCCCTCGTCCGGGCTGAACTGGCCCCGCTGGCAGGTTCCCCGGACGTCATCCGGGGAGAACTCGACAACGCCCAATAGGCACCATTTGCCACAAGCACTAGTGACCGATACAGTTCCTCTAGGATTGAGCGAACTGTCCCCGGGACCACGCCAGAAATAGGAGGCCCCGGTGGACTTTGACGACGTCCTAGATGAGTTCGACAGCATCTTGGACACCGGAGCCCAGCGCCCCAAGTGGGACACCCCCGGAGACCTCGCCAAAGTCCTCGAACCCCGCACAGTCCAGACGGAAGCCCTCGACCTGATAGACGAGGCCCTGATAGAGGCGTTCAACACCCCGGACGCCCGCCTCATCATCTCCGTCCCCCCGCAGGAGGGGAAGTCCACCCGCGCGTCCGTGATGTTCCCCCTCTGGGTCCTCACCCAGCGGCCCGGCACCCGCATCGTCATGGCCTCCTACTCGGACCGCCTCGCCCGCCGCAACTCCCGCACGGTCCGTAACTACGTGGACACGGACGGCGCCAAGCTCGGCCTCACCCTCTCCCATGACGTGTCCGCACAGAACGAGTGGCAGGTAGCAGGGGAACGCGGCGGCGTGTACGCCGTGGGCATGGGCGGCGCCCTGACCGGCCAGCCCGCGGACGTCCTCCTCATAGATGACCCGCTGAAAGACCAGAAAGACGCGGACTCCGAACTCATCCGGGAAAACGGGTGGGACTGGTGGACGTCCACGGCCTCCACCCGCCTCGCCCCCGGCGCCCCCGTCATCCTCATCCTGACCCGCTGGCATGAGGACGACCTCGCGGGCCGCCTCGTCGCCGCGGAGGACGGGCACCTCTGGAAGGTCATCAACATCCCCGCCATGGCGGACCACGACCCGGAAAAGGGCGAGGAGGACTCCCTCGGCCGCCAGCCCGGGGAGTGGCTGAACTCCGCCCGCCGCCGCACGGTCAAGCAGTGGGAAGCCATCAAGCGCCGCGTCGGCTCCCGCGTCTGGAATGCCCTGTACCAAGGCCGCCCGGCCGCGGCTGAGGGCATCATGTTCAAGCGGAACGAGTGGAAGCGGTACGACCTGCCGCTCTGGACCCTGAACGAGGACGGGTCACGGACCATCCCGGAGGGCTCCGGCACCCTGACCGCCTCATGGGACATGACGTTCAAGGACACGAAGAAATCTGACTACGTCGTGGGCCAGATGTGGCTCAAGCGCGGCCCGGACGCCTACCTCGTGGACCAAGTCCGGAAACGCATGACGTTCTCCAAGTCCCAGCAAGCGCTCCTTGACATGTCCGGCCGCTGGCCCCAGTGCTCCACCATCCTCGTGGAGGACAAGGCCAACGGTACGGCCATCATCGACACGCTCCGCTCCAAGGTCCCCGGCATCATCGCCGTGACCCCGCACGAGTCCAAAGAGGCCCGCGCGTCCGCCGTCACCCCCTTCGTGGAAGCCGGGAACGTGTGGCTCCCGGAGGTCAAGCTCGCCCCATGGGTGGCGGACCTCATAGACGAAGCCGCGAGCTTCCCGAACGGCGCCCATGACGACCAAGTGGACGCCATGACCCAAGCACTAAACCGAATCTTCATCAAGGGCGGACGCGCCCAAAGCTGGCTGGACTTCATGCGAGAGCAGGCCGCCAAAAACAACTGAACATAGGAGGCCCCCGTGGGTTGGATGGAACGCGCTGGACTCCGTAAGTCTGTGGACACCCCGCAACAGCGGGAGGAACTGGCCATCTCCACCGCCGCCGCGAAGCTCCAGATGGAAGGCGCCGCGTTCTCACCCGGCACCCCCATCTCCCCCTTCGCCGGTGTCGGCGGGCAGGCCCGGGCGTTCAACGTCCCCACCGGGTACAACATCAAGTCCCGCCCGGACCGGGACCAGCGCCTCTCCTTCGAAATCCTCAAGGCCCTGACGGACCAGTACGACGTGGCCGCGATGTGCATCACGCACCGCATCAACTCCATCCGGTCCCTGCCGTGGCAGATCGTCCCCGCGGACAATCTGGACTCCAACGTGGAGGCCGCCGTCACCATCGCGGAACGCCACATGAAACGCCCGGACGGTCAGCGGAGTTTCCGGACGTGGCTGGCCATGTACCTCGAGGACATGCTCCGGTATGACGCCGCTACGTTGTTCAAGCGGAGGGACCGGGTGGGCCGGGCCATCGGCCTCGAGGTGGTCTCCGGCCTGACCATTGCCCCCGTGCTGGACAAGTACGGCCGCCGCCCCACCGGGGACGCCCCCGCGTTCGTCCAGTACGTCAACGGGACCGTGTGGAAGTGGTTCAAGGCGGATGACCTCATCTATGAGCCGTTCCGCCCCCAGTCCGATTCCCCGTACGGTATCGCCCCGCTGGAGGCCGTCCTCCTCGCCGCTAACACGGACCTCCGGTTCCAACAGCACTTCCTGAACTACTTCACGGAGGGGACCGTCCCGGAGGGCTTCATCATCCTCCCGGATGACGCCTCTCAGGCTGGCCAGCTCAAGGAATTCCAAGAGGTCTTTGACTCGTACATGTACGGGGATATGGCCGCGAAGCGCCAGCTCAAGACCCTGCCCGGCGGCTCCAAGCTGGAGTGGTCCAAGACGGCGGAGTTCAACTCTGACTTCGCGGAATTCCTCATGCGGAAGGTATGCGCGGCGTTCCACGTCACCCCCCAAGACCTCGGGTTCACCGCTGACGTGAACCGGGCCACCGGGGAGACTCAGGCGGACGTCCAGTTCCGCACGGGTGACCTGCCGGTCATCAACCACATTCAGGACATCCTCACCGATTACCTCCAGATGGACCTCGGCCTCCCCGTCAAATTCCAGTTCGACACTGGCAAGGAGACGGAGGACCGGGTGGCGTCCGCTCAGGCGGACAAGATCCACATTGAGATGGGCGTCGTGTCCGTGGATGAGGTCCGGGAGCTCCGCTACGGGTTCGCCACGGACGCGGAGAACCGTGTTCCCCGCTTCATCCTCGGCACCGGCCACGCGGTCCCCATTCCGCTCCGGACTCTCCTCACTGAATCCGGGTCTGTTGACCCGGAGACGGCCGCGCCGCTGGAGGGAACGCTGGACGTCATTGACGCCCCGCCCGCCCCCGCGCCGGGGCCCCTCGCACTCCCCGCTGGGGGTGAACCGCAGAAGGTCGCAATCACCAGTACAGGAACCCAACCTCTGGCGGCCTCCCCCAGCGGGGCCCTTACCAAATCCATCCGGGAGGACGCGGCGGAGCCCGCTGGCCCGACCATCGCGGGCGCCGCCCTCAAGGCGGCCGACACGGGGCGCGTCCTCATGATCCAGCGTTGTCTGGACCCGGAGGACCCCGCCGCCGGGCGGTGGGAGTTCCCCGGCGGTCACATCGACCCGGGGGAGGAACCCGCCGCCGCGGCCATCCGGGAATGGATGGAGGAGACGGGGCTCGAGTTCCCGGCTGACGCCTCCCTCGCGGGTAGCTGGCTGACCCCGGACGGGGTCTATGCCGGGTACGTCTACCGCATCCACGCGGAGGCCTCCGTCCCCATCAACACCGGCGACGGTGAGGACGGGGAGACGCTGGCATGGTTCTACCCGGCGGACCTTGAGGGGTTCCCCGCACTCCGGGATGAGCTCGCCCGGGACCTCCCGGTAGACGCACTGGCCAAGGGCCTCCGCAAGGAAATTGACCAGTGGCGCTCCAACACCCTGACCCGGCTCCGGCGGGGACAGGGCCCGCGCCGTTACCGCGGCGCGGAGCACCTGCCGGAGGCCGCGGTGGACGCCATATGGGGCGCACTGCAAAAGGCTTCCGACAGTGGGAACGCCAACGGCATTTTCGACGCCGCCCTCAACGCCGCCCTCGGCGCCACCGGGACCGCGGGGAGTGGTTCCCCAAAAGCACCACCCGCCCCTAGCTGGCGGGACGCTCCCCCGGTAGCCACACCCCAGCATGACGTGGACCTCCAGCTCACAGACCACTACGCCGCCCAGATTCAGGACGCCCTCAAGGCGTTCCTGACCCCGGACGCGGCCCGCATGGTCATCGAGCACCACATGGAGGCCCCCGTCGTCCACGGCATCGCCGCGGCGCTGGAGGACGGCGCCACCCCGGAGTCCCTGTCCGCGGTCCTCTCCGAAATGGTGAGGGACGCCTACAGCGCCGGGGAGATGGCCGCCAAAGTCCAGCTTGGGCAGGACGTCCCGGGATGGTCGATCTGGGCCCCCGGGACGCCGCCGGAACCGCTCCGCTCGGAGCTGGGCTGGCAGGACGCTCTGGAGCAAGCCCAGATCAGTCTCAAGGGCATCACGCAGACCACCCTTGACCGGCTGACAGCGGTCATTGAGTCCGGGGTGGAGTCCGGGGATTCCGTGGACTCCATGGCCCGGGACATGGCGGACGTGCTGGGGGACTACGGCCGGGCGGAAATGATCGCCCACACGGAGTCCGCCCGCATGGTCTCCCTCGCCACAGAGCGCCAGTACCGGCTCGACGGCGTCCCCATGTGGGACTGGGTCATCTCAGCCGGGGCCTGCCCCCGCTGTACGGACGAGTCCGAGTCCAGCCCTCACCCCGTGGGCTACCCCACGCCGCCGGGGCACCCGCGTTGCCGGTGCTCCATGTCACCTCACTACCCGTAAATCACCACCGTAAGGACCCGCCCCCATGGCACTTTTCACGTACACCCTGCCCGGCACCACGGACGGCATCACCGCCGTCCTGTACGTGGACCCGGACTGCACTGTCCCCGCCACGCTGACCGCATTGAACGGCGCCCCCATCCCGGGCTCCATCGTCAGCGCCGGGCAGGACGGCATCTCGTTCCAGTCCGCCTCCGGCGTGCTGTACCGGGCCGGGGAGGACGGGGTCACGTCCCGGCTGGACCCGGAGCTCAACTTCGCCTCCCCCGGAACCGTGACCGGGTCCAAGGGTGCCAACGCGGCGCTGGGCTCCCTCATCACCCAGCTCATCGCCATCGGCCTCCCCCTCGTGGACCAGACCAGCTAATGACGGAGACGCCAGAACGCTACGTGCTGGGCATCGCGTACCCCGCTAACCGGGTGGACGGTCATGGCGAGTTCATGACGACGGACACGGTCCAAAAGGCCGCGTGGGGCTTCATCGCCAAGGGCCTCGTAGGCCTCCACCACGCGGACGGCACGACCGGTCACGCGGAGGTGGTCGAGTCCTATATCTACCGCGGCCCGGACTGGACCCAGACCGCCGCGGACGGTTCCCAGCAGGTCGTCAAGTCCGGTGACTGGCTCGTTGGCGCCGTCTTTGACGAGCCCACTTGGGAGCTCGTGAAGTCCGGCCAGTTCAACGGCTGGTCAATCCAAGGGCTCGCCGCCCGCCGACCCGCAAAGGAAGAACCCAACCCATGAGTGTAGAGCTCGTAAACCCTGACATTGACCGGGTGGACGCCGTGAACGGCCCCGCTACCGGCATTCCGTTCCTCATGTTCAAGTCCGCGGAGGGCGGCCCCGCTGAGGGCGCCACATGCCCCTCCGCTTGCGCCGCCACCCACCCCGGTAGTGAGCACGGGGAGGCCCCCGTCGCCAAGTCCGCGGAGGAAGCCCCGGCGGAGGAAGTGGCCAAGGCCGCTGACGACGCGGAGGCCCCGGCGGAGGACGCCGCGGAGGAGGTTGCCAAGTCTGAGGAACCCGCCGCGGAGGCCCCCTCTGAGGAGGTCGTCAAGTCTGAGGCGGAGGACGCCGACAAGGCGGCCAAGGCGGCCAAGACCCTCGCCGCGCTCCGGCAGGTAGTGCAGGAGCTTGGCCAGTCGGAAGCCGCTGAGGAGGACTACTCCTCCGACGCCTTTGACCTCATGGACGCTGGCGCGGCCATTGACTACGCGCTGGCCATCCTCGCCAAGTTCGCCCTGACGGAAGCGGTGGACGCCGCCACGGTGGAGAAGGACGCCGCCGGTATCCGGAAGGCCCTCCACCTTGAGGTCCACGAGAAGCCGGAAGCGGACGCCGCCCCGGCTGAGGCCCCGGCTGAGGCTCCGGCCATGGCTGAGGCCCCGACCCCGGCCGCCGCTGAGGAGCACGCCCCGGCCGTAGCGAAGGCCACAGACGGCGTCCTCCCGTCCGGGCTCATGGAGCTCCTGTCGACCTTCGTGGAGGGCTACAGCCACTACATGGAGGCCAAGGCCTCCGGCGCTGAGGAGGAGCTGACCGCTGAGGACGCCGCCCCCGCACCCGCGGAGGCCCCCAAGGCGCCCGCCCCGGCCCCGGCAGAGTCCGCGCATGAGCCCGCCGCCCCGGCGGCCCATGAGGCCCCCGCCGCGCCCGCACACGCCCCCGTAGAGGCTCCCGCGGAGCCCGCCGCCGCTGAGGCCCCCAAGGCCCCGGAGGAGGACCCCGCGGAAAAGCTCAAGAAGTCCATGGAGGACGCCATCGCGGAAGCGGTAGCGAAGGCCACGGAACCGCTCCTCAAACAGATCGACGTGCTGGAGCGCACCCCCGTAGATTCCGGCCCCATGCTGGCCGGTCAGACCCCGGATAACGCCGGGACGCCATTGGTTCGCGGACAGGAAGGAGGCGCGGTGGCAAAGGGACTCACGTCCGCCTCCGCGCAGGCCGCACCCGGCACCAACGCTCTCGCGGACGGCATCAAGGCCGTCTACCAGAGCATTCGCTAGACCCCCACCAAGCACCACCCAACCTCCTCCTGAAAGGAACCCCATGAGCACCGCTCTGGAAAACATCAGCGAAGAAACGCTGGAAGGCATCAAGAAGGCCCAGACGACCGGCATCACTGTCGGCACTGGCATCACCGGCGTCGACCTCTCGGGCCTCATCTCCCTGATTCCGGTTCGCACCCCCCTGTTTGACCGGATCACCCGCACCTCCGGCAAGGGCTCGGACAACGCCTCTTGGAAGGCGCTGACCAACATCAACAACCAGCAGCTCTCGCCGTTCGCTGGTCGTGAAGGCGGCGGTAAGAAGGTCATCTTCAACGAGTCGCAGGTCTACGCCACCTACCAGCCGCTCCGCATGGTTGGCCAGTACACCCTCGACGCGCGGGACCTCGCCAAGGACTACGCCGACGTCAAGGCCATCGCCGTCGCAGGCACTATGCACCAGTGGAAGATCGCCGCCAACAAGGCGTACTACGGTGCTCAGGCCTTCGCCCTCCCGGCCATCGCCACCCCGACCCTTGTGGAACTGACCTCCGGCGGCACCATGCCCGCCTCCACCCCGGTCTACGTCAAGGTCGCGGCCCGCTCCGGCCAGAACTACTACTGGCCGAACTGGGATGGCACCGCGGGCTCCGGCATCGCCTCCGCCGCGGCGAACCTGACCACGGCCGCGTCCGCCGGTCACGCCGTCACCGCCTCCGTCGCTGAGGTCCCCGGCGCCTTCGCCTACGACTGGTACGTGGGCGGCACCGCTGGCACCCAGTACTACCTGACCACCACGACCGTCAACACCCTGACGATCACGGCCGTCCCGGTCGCCAACGCCACCTCCGCACCCAAGACCCCGGGCATGACCACCGTGGTCCCCACCGCGGTCCCGGTCGCGGACACCACCATGGGCAAGGACTCCGCGGGCAACGTCTCGGCGTTCAACGGCCTGTACGCCACCCTGTACGGCGACTACGGCTCCAACGGCCTCGTGACCCGCGGCACCGGCTCCTCCTCGGGCGCGGCCCTCATGTCCCTTGACGGCGGCAAGCTGACCCTCGGCGGTCAGGGCGTCAACGAGATTGACACGCTCCTCATCAACCTGTGGGAAGGCGCGGACCTGTCCCCGTCCGCTCTGGTCATGAACGGTCAGCAGTCCAAGGACATTGCGGCCCGCGTGTTCTCCGCTGGCGCGGCTTCCACGTTCCTCCAGCCCAACTCGGAGAACCGCATCGGCGTCACCGCCGGTGGCTCCGCCGCCCAGTACGTCAACCCGGTCACGGGCGACGTCATCCCGATCATCGTGGACCCCCACGCCCCGGCTGGCCGTATCGCGGCCATCACGGACCACGTGGACTACCCGAACTCCGGGGTCACGAACACGCTGGAGGCCCGCACGCTCCGCGACGTGTCCCAGTGGGACTACGCCGTGGCGCACGCCTCCGGCGCCGGTGGCGGCCCGGCTGAGGTTTGGGACGTCTCCTCCATGGAGACCTTCGTGAACCGCGCCCCCGTCACCATGGGCGTCATCAGCAACATCGCCAAGGGCTAGTACTAGCCCCAGTTAGACCGGGAGGGCTCCGCCGCGAGGGGATACGCGGCGGGGCCCTCCCCCTACACCCCACCCCTGACTTTCAAGGAGATACCCCTTGCGTATCAAGCACACCACCGGAGAAGCCGCCTCCATCGTCCACGCGGGCGTGGCGTTCGAGCCGGAGGAGGACGGGTATTTCCGCATCCCGTTTGACCTCGCCCAGTCCCTCATCGCCACCCCGTTTTGGGAGGAGGAGCCCGCCACCGTCGTCGTGCCCGCCGCCCCGGAGCTGGAGGAACAGGCCCCGCCCACAACGCCGGGGGACGCCAGCGTCCCGGACCCGGACGTGGAGGAGCTGACCCCGGCCCAAAAGGGCGCCCTCACCAAGGCCGCGAACGCCGCAAAGGCCGCGGAAGCCAACTAGCCCTAGGAGGCCGTGAATCATGTTCATCGCACCGAACGCGGCCACCTACGCCACCCGCGTCCCCTACATCACCCCGGCGGAGTTCCGGGCCCACCCGACCGGGGTGGACACCAAGAACCTCGTCCCCGGCGGAGACCCGGCAACGAATGACCAAGCCCTCCTCCAGATCATCCGGCGGGCGTCCTCTTACGCGGACTCCCTGACGGAGAAGATTCTGGCCGCCACGCTGGACACGCAGGCCTCCCGGGCCATGGTCCAGCGTGACGGGACGGTCCGGGTGGCTCTGGACTACTCCCCCATCGTGGGCGTCGACACGGTCACGGCGGGCCTCCAGCCCGGCGCCCAGATTCCCCTCATCGAGGGCCCGGACTGGGCCCTGAACGGCCGTATCCTGACGGTCCCTACCTGCCTGCCTGTTGGGGAGCGGGTCCACGTCACGGTCCGGTACGTGAACGGCTGGGCCAACGCGGTCCTGACCGCGGCGGCCAACACGGGCGTCTCGTCCGTGACCGTGTCCAACGGCCTCGGCCTCGTCCCCGGGATGAGCCTGTCCCTGTCCGGGGCGCGGGTCTCTGAATACGTCGTCGTCGCGGACTCCTACGTCCCCTCAACCACGCTGGGGCCGGTCACGGTCCCGCTGGCCGCCCCGCTCGCGTTCGGCTACGTCGCCGGGGACGTGTTCACCGCCATCCCGCAGTCCGTGAAGATGGCCGTCATTTTCCTGACCGCGGGGATTATCAAGGCCCGCGGCTCCGGCGGCCTTGTCATGGGCTCCACCCACGCCGCTCCGGAAGGTGAGGCGTCCCTCCACGACGTGGCGGGCACCGATCTGGCCATGGCCGTCGATGCGCTGAGCCCGTACCGGAGGACGATCTAGTGGCCGCCCGTCAGGTCCGGGCCGCCATCCGGGACTACATCGCCCCCACCGCCGGAGTCACCCGGGCTTTCAAGGACGAGCCCCGGTTCGCCGGAGAGGAACAGTGGTACACCGCGGACGGCGCCCACGGAACCGTCGTCTACGTCCACATTGACGACGAGCGGGAGACCCGCCTCACCGTGACCGGCTCCCCGGCCGTAGGGAAGCAGATCGAGTATGACATCTCCATCGTCATCCTGTATGAGTACGTCATCCCGGACGATGAGGCGGACCCGGCGGACTGGGTTGACGGGCTGGATGACCTCATCGGCGCCCTCAAGGCCCGCCTCCGCGCGGACCCCACCATGGGGACCGGGACCGGCGGCGTCATCTGGCAGGCCGCACAAGAGGACGGCGCCCTCCACATCGCCCGGGACCTGCCCAAGCTGGCCTCCGGCGTCGTCCGCTCGTGGAACGTCCTCCAGTTCAAGGCGTCCGAAATGCTGACCGGCTAGTGGCGAACCTCCGGCGCCTCGGGGTCCATTCCCGGTTCGCCATCCGCCTCCGCGTCCACCCCCGGACCTCCCGGCATCACAAGGTCAGCGTCCGCCACCACACGTACCGGCGCTACTCCGGCGTCGGCGGCGGCGCCATGAACTTCCACTCCGCGAAGGCGAGGGCCAAGAACCACGCCCGGCTCTCCGCGAAGGCGAAGGCGAAGGCCGCGGCCCGGACGGCCCTGCTACGGTCCCCGGCCCACCGGACGCTCCTCCGCCAGCAGGCGAGGGCCGCCGCGCTCCAAAAGGCCAACACCCGGACCGCCCAGCTACGGGCCAAGGGGGCCTCAAAAAAGCCCCCCCGTGCCACATCGCCCAAGCGTGCTAAAACGCGCCCGACCGGGGCGCCGATCAGTGCGGCCAACTATCTGAACATGTTCTAACGAAAGGGCCCCGGCCATGCCGAAATACACCTACAGCGGGGAAGCGGAGCGCATCCTCACCGACCTGATTCAGGGCGTCAACGCCCAGCACTTCCCGGCGGACGGCTCCCCGTCCCCACTCGTGGACGGACAGACCATCGTCGTCAACACCGGGGACTCCGTCGACACGGGGGACCTGCTTTACCCGGCCTTCCAGTTGGAGGACGTCGCCACCGGCGCCGTGTCCGTCACGCCGGATGAGGCGCCGGAACTGGCCGTCATCCCGGAGCCCGCCCCGGCCCCGGAGCCCGCGCCCGCGCCGGAGCCCGCCCCGGCTCCCGTGGACGCACCCGCCCCGGACGCCGCCCCGGTGTCTGAGGACCCCGCCCCCGCCCCCACGTTCTAAGGAGCTCCTGAACCATGACTTTCACCCTCACCCCCGGCAATCTCCAGTGGCTCGGCCTCGCCAAGGAAACCACGTCCGGCACGCCCGTAGCGGCCCCCACCGTGTGGATTCCCGTGGAATCCCCCAAGTGGGGCGCGAACATCACCGCCCTTGTCGATCAGGCCCTCCGCGGCTTCATGGGCACGGACTTCGAACAGTCTCAGGGCGCCCGCAATGATGAGGTGGCCTACAAGACGTACCTCTACCCGGGCTCGGCGTTCACGCACTTCCGCGCCATCCTTGGCGGCACGGACACCGTGACCGGCGCCTCGGACCCGTACACCCACAAGGTGTCTGTCCTGAACACCGTGGCACTGACGACCTACACCCTGTTCCTCGCCATGGGCGACGGAAAGGTCATGCAGGTCCCCGGCTGTGTCCTCGGAGACCTCAAGATGAGCGTCAAGGCCAACGAGCTCCCCTCGCTGGACGTCTCGTGGACCGGTCTGTCCGCGGCCATCATCACGGCGCCGACGAACACGCCGGACACCAACCCGCCCATGCCCCCGTACACGGCCGCCATCACCATCGCGGGCGCGAACCTTGGTAAGTACACGGACATGTCGCTGGACCTCAAGCGCTCCGTCGCCCCGGTCATGACACTGAACGGCAACGCGAACCCGTCCAGCATCTACTGTGGCGTCCTGACCGTGACCGGCTCCATCAACGGCGTCTTTCAGGGCACCACGGACACGGACCTGACGAACTACCTGACGAACGGCCAGCCCGCGCTCTCCTTCGTCATCAACCCGCAGGGAGACGCGGTCCACACCCTGACCGTCCAGTGCTCCCAGATCGCCTACGACAAGACGGACGTCCAGCCCTCCGGCAACTCCTACATGACCGTAGCGAACACGTTCAAGGCGCTCATGAACCCCACGGACGCCACGGACGGCAAGCAGTCCCCGGTACAGGTCCAGCTCAAGAACACGGCCGCGACCGCCCTGTAGTAACCCGCCCGCGCTACAACCTCCGGGTTGTAGCGCGGGCGTACCACAACCCCCCACCCAAAAAACAGGAGTATCCCCCTCATGTCCTCAACTGTCAGCATCCCCGGCGGTTCCGCCGAACTGTTCAGCAAGTCCGAACTCACCCCGCGGCGCCGCCGCCCGCTGGAAAAGCTGGACGTCCAGATCAGCCCGCTCCTGACAAGGATCAGGGTCGCCCGCACGGTCACCCTGACGGACGGCTCCACGGAGTCCACGCCCGGCCTGCCCGGCCCGGACCTCGAGCTCACGGACCGGGACGCGGACCTCCTGACGAAGTATCAGGACGCGAAGGTCTGGGCGCGGCTCAAGTCGTGGACTCTGGAGGCCCCCCTCCCGGCGTCCCCGGATGCCTTGCTGGACGTCCCCGGGGAGGTCTATGACGCCCTCGCGGTCGCCGTCGCCGGGCTGGAAACGGAGGACGCCGCGGCGGTCAACCCGTTCGTGCCGTCTGAGGCCACGCTGGAGAACCCGGAGTCCCCTACTGGGGCCTCCGCCGTCTAGGCGACCTGCTACGAGGCCTACCCGTTAGTGAGGGTGCCATCCCGGCGGAAACGCTGGACAGGTACTCCGAATACCGCTACCGGCGGTTGTTCCACATCAGCCACGAGGAATACCTTGACACGCCCGTCGAGGACATTGAGTGGATGCTCCAGCTAGAGGGAATCGAGACCGCGGCGCGGCGGGCACCAGCCCCCGCGCCGCAGGCCCCGCCCCCTCCGCCCGTACCAAAGATTGGATGAGGGATGGCGGCGATATGGTCCGGTATCAGGGAAACAGTCGCCGCCCTCCACGCCCTCAATGAGCGGGTAGACGCCGCCAGCCGGGTCGCCACCGTGCAAGTCGGGGCGGAGGTGGAGAAGGCCGCCAAGGGCAACTTTGAGGGCGCCCACCGGCGGAATGAGCCGCGCGTCCCGAACTCCTCCAATAAGCCCAACATCGTCACCGGCACCCTCCGCCGGTCCATCCGTTCCACCGGCGTCGTCAAGCTCGCCGGGGGCTGGACGACGACGGTGGGGCCCACCGCGGTCTACGGCCGCCGGGTGGAGCTGGGATTCTCTGGCCGGGACTCCCTCGGCCGCCAGTACAACCAGCCCGCCTACCCGTACTTTGGGCCCGGCGTGAAAGAGGTCCGCCTCCGGGTGGGCGAAATCAGCACCCGGAATTGGGCGGTCGCCATCGGCGGCTGACCCCCTATAACTTCACACGAGAGGCGGCTCCGCCGTGGCCTTCCTGCCCCCTGTCATCATGGAGATTCGGGCTCAGGCCGCCCAGTTCTTCGCCACCGTCGACAAGGTCGCCACCGCCACTCAGGGCATGGCTGACGAGACCGTGGCCGCCGCGGACGGGATGGCCACCAAGGCCACCGCCAGCGCGGACCGGATGGGCGCCGCCGTGGCCGCTTCCGCGGAAGCCATGGCCGCCCGGACGTCCGCGGAGACGGAGGGCATGGCCGCCCGCGTCACCGCGGAAATCGAGACCATGGCCACGGACGGCGCGGCCGGGGCTGAGGGCATGGCCACCAAGGTCACGGCCAGCATCGAGGAAATGGCCGCCGCCGTCTACCACGGCATGACGGAGATGACCGCCCAGACCTCCGCCGCCATGGCTGAACAGTCCGCCTCCGTCGTCCGGGCACAAGAGGCCAACACGGTCGCCGTGACCAAGGCCGCGGACATCATCGCCGCCGCGGACGCCCGGGCCGCCGCCGCGGCTGAGGAGACCGCTACGGCGACGAAGGCCGCCGGGCTCCAGATGCAAGCCTCCTTCGAACGGACCGCCGTGTCCGCCGTGTCCTCCATGGGCACCGTGACCAGCGCCTTCGCCGGGGCCGCCCTCAAGCAGGTAGAGGCCGCCAAGGGGGCGGAGGCGAACCTCATGGGCATCGCCAACGGCATCACCAAGGTCGCCGTCGTCGCCGGTCTCGCCATCGCCGGGGTAGGCCTTGACATGGCCGCCCACTTTGAGAAGTCCACCATGCTCCTCGTCACCGCTGGCGGGGAATCCATGGACGCCCTCGACAGAATCCGGGAAGGCATCCTCAAAATCTCCACGGAGACCGGCACGTCCGCGGAGCAAATGTCCGAAGGCATGTACGTCATGGAGAAGGCGGGCTTCCGGGGCGCCGCCGGTCTCGCCGCCCTCAAGGCCTCCGCTCAGGGCGCCAAGGACGAGAACGTCAGTCTCGCCATCATGTCTCAGGCCGTCACGGACGTCCTGTTGGACTACGGCTACAA